ACTGAGATCAGCACGTACAACATCCGCGTTGAGATGAATTGCTCCGCTTCGAGCTACAAGTTCTTCCGCTAGTGCAGTTTTACCTGCGCCCGGCAGACCTACAATTAAAATGATCACTGCTGCTCCAAAGGGACAAGGTTGAGTTGGGCGGGCGAATCATTTGCCGTGCCTCGGCCCACCCAACTCTAAACGTCTCTCTCCCAAGACGTTACACCTATGATTAGAATAGTATCTTGACTTGGCGGCAGAAAGTGTAATTGCCAACAAGATTTATAAATAGACGACGGCGGCAGCAACATAGCGTGTCTTTGGTCCTGACTACTTAAAGTAGTACCCACCGGACTCCCATTTGGCATAGCGTTTAGCGTCTTCATCCATGCTGGAGAAAATAGTAGACGCATCGGGTTGAAGATCTTCTTGATCCTTGTGAGCGTAGTTGTTACAGTAGTGCCCGATGATCGACATGCGAGTTGCGTCTTTCTTTTGAGGAATAGTTCCACGGTGGACAAGGCGACCGTGCCACACAAGAACATCGCCACGCTTTGCTAAGAAAGTAAAAGTCTCTCCTTTGCGCTTTTCAATTTCTTCAAGTAAGTACTCATAAGATCCATAGGTGCCTTCATAGACGTTATCGCCAATGGCATAGAGCTTTGCAAAATCAAGATCCCATAAATGAGATCCAATGATTAACTCGAACGGACCAGACTCTGGAGTCACGTCTTCAAGAGCAACCCAAACGCCAATATAGTTTTCTGCAGCGATCTCGTTATCCAGCGCTGAGTCGTGGTGCCACCCCATCGTCGTTGATGTCCCGTAAGTGCGACTCGAGTGAAGGGCCACTCCTCGGTTGATCTCAGCAAAGACTTCGTGAATGCTTGAGTGACAAAGAATATCCATAATCTCCGTATGCTCAAGGTACGAGTCCCACTTATTCCACCCGACAAGAAGACCTTGTTCGTCACGAACATCGCCAACCTCGGCATGCCACTTGTCTTCGTACTTCTTTAGAAGCTCTTCAGGTATGGAGTTCTGTAAAACAAAAAATCCATTGTCTTCGTAAAACTTATTCATTAGTTCTCGTTATCTCTGTAATAACTTTAATTATAAACTGTTCTACAGTAGTACCAGTGACTGCCGCGGCAGTTTCCATTAAACGGATCTCTTCAGATGTGAGACGAACTACAGCAAACTTTTTGCCAGTTTTAGCAGAGCGAAACACAAGGCGGTGTCGTCTAATCTTCATTTAGAACTCACGACCCTCTCGCAAATCTATTTGCAATGCCCCAGTCGACTTCACCAGTTGGCACAGCTCTAGGCAGCAGCAGTCTGCCTTGAATCTGTGCTCGTGAACCAACACCGTCCACTTCAATACCACGCTCTGAAATCTTGCGTTGAAACGCAATTTGAGTCATTGGTCGTTCACCACGCTCATCGCTCCACGCGCGATACACTGCGTATAGCGACTTAACAGGAGTGGCAGCGCCTTCTACTTCTTTAGTTTCTTCGCCCAAGAAGATACCAATGCGGTCTTCGTTTTTTCGATAGATGTCAGATGCTTCGCTAACTGCTTTGCACCAACCTAAACCATCGCGCGCGCTTGAACCAAGTAGCTTTATTGCACCTTCAACTGCCCATGAAAGTACTGCAGGCAGTCCACCTTCCGGATCAAAGATGTAATGCTTGAGATCTGGATCTGGACTCTCAGGCACGCACGTAAGAGGAACTGGGCGGATACGACGCCACATAGCATCGTCAGTAATGATTGGTCTGTGGTTAGTTGTAATCCAAAGCTTAGCACGCGATTGAAATGTAAAAGGCTTTTCGCCTGGTGATCTTGCTGAGATTTCGCTCGAGCCTGTTAGCTTCTTAATAGAGTTTTCTTTGATTCGTTCGCCGTCTGGTAATTCGTCAACCCAGACAAATCTACGACCGCGCAGCTCAGCCCAGTGATAAAGATCTGAGCCATGCGATTGCCCATCATTTTGAGCAAGAATACTAGAATCAAGAGGCCATGCGTATTGCGATGTTCCCATTGCTTTTACGAGAGCTTCGACCAGTGTGTTCTTACCAGATCCAGGAGGACCATAGACTAAAAACATCACGTCATAAGTACGTAAACCAGTTAGTGAGTATCCGGCAGCGCGTTGCAACCACTCTTGCAATTCTTTATCGCCGCCAGTTGCAAAGTCAATAAACTGTTCCCAACGCACATTACGAATTCCAGGATTGTATGCAACAGGCGCACGGCGAGTGATATAAAGATCAGGACGACCTTTAAGTAGCTCACCTGTTCGCAAGTCAATTACACCATTTGATACGCCCATAAGCGTTTCGTCGCTGTCCCAAGTGTCAACACCTACAAGTACGCGTGGGTCAGATGTAGCACTTTCTATTGTGCCGTTTATCCGTGAGTTAGATTTTGCTTGCTGAGCCCACTTAATAACTTCTGATTGCTTATCGGCATCGTCAAGATAGTGAACAACTTCACTTGCAATAACTGGAGCAACCTTTTTAGAAAGTTCACGCATCTCGAGATTTTCAACATCAGGTTTCCAGTATCCACCGTCCCAGTGAAACCAACCAAGCCCTGGTGTATATCTAATTGCTGGACCAAAAGAGTCAACCATTCGGCGACCATTGCCAGTGTCAGTAAGTGACCGCTTGCCCGGATCTCCACCTTCATCTTCGCTAAGCGCGTCAGGGTCAAGAGGAACATCGATATTATTGAGCTTACTAGCCGCAGCAATAGAATCGCCGTCTTCAACCGACGATTGAATTGTTCCACCGATTGTTCCAGGGAATGAAGTACTATGCGAAGGCGACTGTTGTTCTAGTTTTGGTTTAGAAGACAGAGATGATTTTGGTTTGCCTAGTGTAGCGCTTGAAGACCGAGACTCTTCTTGCGACTTGTTGGCCCACTCTTGAAGACCAGGCCAGAGACGTTCTGTTTTTGGATTATCAAGAACAAACTGAATTGCACGACGCACGTGCATCAGCAGACTGTTGGGTCCTTCTAGTTCCATTGGCGGACGAACTTTTTCAGCATTGAAACGAATCATCATTGTCTCAACAGCAAGTCGTCCTGCTTCAGTGTTTACTGGAAACTTATTCGCAAGTGCACAAGCCATTGCGTAAATGTCGATTGCACGTGAACCTTCTTCAATGCCTTCTGAAAGAAGACGGTCGATATCGACGCGCTCGCCTCCCCACTCCATGCTATCGAGGAATCCCCAATCGCCTTCCGAGTGAGAAGTACCGAGGCGGGCATTTTTCTTGCGAAGAGAAACTAGTAGTTCTTCCGGCGCTTGAGCAATTTCAATTTCCCAAGGAGCTTTCCCAGGGACCCATTCGTAACAAAGACCAGAAAAGTGTCGTGATGGCGCAATAAGAACATATCCATTGTGCTTAATGTCAATACCGCCAAGACCAGCTTTCTTTAAGTTGCCAACCAGTTGCTCTGACTCATCGCACTTATAGAATAGGTGACGGCCGCGCTGAATCTTTCCACCCATGTTGTATTCGCCGGTAATAGCTTCAACTGTCGGTGGCAGTGCGCCTTCAACTAGAGCTTCAAACTTTTCAAATGAATCAGGGCCACCAGCACGAGGATCAATGTCGATTACAAAGAATCCGCTAGGGCGGCAGAAAACGCTGACATTGCTTTCTGGCGCTACTTCCCACCAACGAGCTACAGCAGCAGGATCCGAAGTTGCTTGAGTGTTCCATTCGGCGATACTCGGGTGCTTGCCTACGTCTTTTGGTTCGGCATGGGTTCCACCGCACGTGCACCGTCCATTGATAATTCCGTAACATGGGAGAATCTGCCAACCCGTGGACGCATACCAGTCTGCTGCGGGGCCAAGTCTGCCTTGCGCTGAATCCCAAGCGGACATCTAAAGATAGCCTTTTTCAGTGATGTCTTCTACTATGCTTATGTCGTTCATGGCGTTACTTTCAGATGGAGAGAGATTGCAAAAAAGCGTAACGCTGTCAATATAACTTACGACCCTATTGAATGACGTGATGCAGTGCAACTTTTTGTTTTTTCTTACAAGATTTAGGTAGCAATAATACCACAAGAGTCATGTACAAGGCATGCTGTATGGTGTACTATTTATATTTCAGTACACTGTATAGTTACAGGTACAAGTGACAAACATACTCACACCTACACAGCAGGAGAATTCTATGGGATCGTTGTTTGACGAAATAAAAGAACAAAAGTCAAAGCAAGGCAACAGATCAAGAATCGCAGAGATTCTAGATTCAATGCCAGACCCAGATAGAAAAGATCTACTAAAAGCGCTCAATGATCATAGCATTCCTGCATCAAACATTTCCAAAGCTTTATTAAAGCATGGACATAAGCTAGCAATCAATGTTATTAGTCGCTATCGTCGTGGAGAATTGACGACGGAAATCAAATGAGCCTTTCTGACGATATAAATAAGGAAGAAGAAATATCAGAGCTTAGAAGAGCTCTAAAAGCTTCTCAACAAGCGGAATACAAAGCCAAACGAAAAACAGAGGCTCTTGTAGATGCAGTATACACGGCCGCAAAAGAGTCCGTTCTTGCTTGCGGAAATGGAAAAGCGCAAAAAATAGCTATTCCACCTAAAGATCCTCGCAAAGCAAAGGCTGAAGTTGCACTAGTTCATGCGACGGACTGGCAGAATGGAAAGCTCACAACTACTTATAACATTCAAAAGTGCTCTGATCGCATGGAGCAACTTGCTGCCAAAGTTATAGAGCTTACAACTGTTCAAAGAAGCCACCACCCAGTTCGTGAATGCACCGTCATGTTTGGCGGTGACATGGTCGAAGGTATTTCAATTTTCCCTGGACAAGCTTGGGAAGTAGAAGCTCACATATTTGAACAGCTTTTTGAGACTGTCCGCATTGAGGAATCAATGATTAGAACTTTTGCTGCATTCTTTGACAAAGTAAACGTTGTATGCGAGTTTGGTAACCACGGACGACTAGGCCGTAAAGGTGAAATGCCAGCAAATGACAATATTGATGCAATCAGCTATCGCATCGCGCAGGATCGCACAAAAGATCTAAAAAATGTTACTTGGCAAATGTCCCCTGACTGGTATCAAATGGTGACAATTGGAAATTATAAAGCTATGCTCGTGCACGGTGACGAATGCCGAGGCATGTCAGGAATTCTTCGTAAGGCAAATGCATGGGCAACTGGCGTCGTTGAACCGTTTCAAGACGTGTACATGGGTCACTTCCACACGCCGACAACAATGACAATGGCTAATGCTGGACGAGTGTTCATCACTGGCTCTCCAGAATCTCACAATGAGTACGCTCGTGAAGTCATTGCAGCTGTCGGTAAGCCATCTCAGCGGTTGCATTTTATTGACCCAATAAAAGGCAGAGTAACTGCAGAGTACACAATCTGGTTGGAATAGTAAACGCAGTAGATCCTAAATAGGTGTATGATAACTAAGTGGGAATCTTAAAGCCGCGTAATACGACTAAAAAGAAGACAGTGCTGAAGAACGCAGAAGCACTATTATCAGAAAAAATAGAGCAAGGTTACGACACAGATCTAGCAAGAATTGGTGTCTCATGGTCTGGTATTTTGGATCTAGAAGGACCAATTGCCGCATCTGAGGTAGCAGCAATGCTCGCAAGCGCTTCTCTAATTAGAGCAACAACTCTTGTTGACTCAGAGGAGCATTGGACAAGCGCGGCGGCATTTTCTGCGCTTGGGCACACCGTTGAGCTTGACGTTCGACCGCCTCTAGATACTGAAAATCCCGACGACGAAAAAATGTCTAATCCAATTGGCTTTGTACCGCAAAGTGAATAAGCACTACAATCACTTTTGCTTTTATTTGATAAAATCCAACCAGATCTAGATTGGAGACTACGTGCCTTGGCCTAATGACGTTGTCACAAGAACTGTAACGGGCACGTATTTGACGCCGCAAGGAAATGCTGCTGTCGGACGAGTCACTTTTACTCCAACAGCCAGAATTGTAGATATCAATGATGACGTTATTATTGAAGACACTATTACGGCAACTTTATCTGCATCAGGGGTATTTACAGTAAGTCTTCCGACAACTGATAATACTCTACTGAGCCCGCAAGGTTGGGCGTACCAAGTTAACGTCCGACTTCGCGGTGTCAAACCACAGAAGTTTTACGCGTTTCTTCCACTAGGTGACGGTTCTAGTGTAGATCTAAACCAAGAGCTAAGCGGATCTGCTACAGTCACAGACGCAACAGCGCCAACGTCTGTTAGAGGCCCTATCGGCCCTAGAGGACCGGGAACTGTCACCGGAATTGGCCTTCCAACATACGTGATTGGTCAAGATGGGGACATCTACATTGACACAGATACTGGCTACTACTACGGACCAAAAACTGCCGGCGAGTGGCCTGGGGTTCCATTTTTTACCGCAGGTGCAACTCAAAGACACATTCATACGCAGGCTTCAGTTTCTGCAACATGGACAATCACACATGTTCTTGGCGGAAAACCTTCTGTGTCAGTAGTAGACTCTTCTGGAACTGTAGTGGTTGGAGAAGTAAGATATGATAGCAATACAGTAGTGACAGTTTTGTTCACTACTCCATTTTCAGGATACGCGTACCTTACGTAGCTTGAATAGACAATAAGGAGTCGCTCCCCGTGGCACAAAAATTTGTTACAAACTTAGATCTTAATCAAAATCAACTTCTTAATGCCACATTTGAAGTGCTGTCGTCAAACCCTGAGTCAGGCAACTTTGAAGGTCGAATGATTTACAACAGCACCACGGATTCTATCCTGGTGTACGGCAATGGCGCATGGCGCAAAGTCGTAAATAGCATTTCGTCTGGTGGCGGTGCGGGTATTGCTGAAGCCCTTACTGTTTCGGAATCAAATGGCGCTGTAACCCTTACGCTCCATGTCGCGGATACAGATAGCGCTGGTCTTCTTCCAGCCGCGATGTGGAACATGCTTACTGATGCAACTGCTGATGCGACTTCTTCTAAATTGGTTAAAAGAGACGGAAGCGGTAACGCAAAAGTTGCCACACCAACAGACGCCGCACATATTGCAACTAAAGGCTACGTAGACGCTGCCCGTCAAGGTCTTGATGTCAAGGCTTCAGTAAGAGCAGCCACCACTGCCGCGATTAACATTTCAACCGATCTTAATAACGGCGACGTCATTGACGGTGTAACGCTTGTTACTGGTGACCGTGTTCTTGTTAAGAACCAAGGAACAGCTTCTGAAAATGGCATCTATGTGGTCACCGCTACTGGTGCGGGTGCTCGTTCATCTGACGCAAACGGAACCGCCGATACTGGCGAACTTACAAGTGGAACCTTCACCTTCGTAGAAGAAGGAACCGTTAACTTTGACTCTGGTTTTGTCGTTTCAACCAATGGGACAATCACCGTCGGCACAACAGGCATTACTTGGACACAGTTTTCTGGCGCTGGCTCATTTGAAGCAGGGGATGGACTCTCAAAGAGTGGCACGACAGTAAATGTCAATGTAACCTCTAACAGAACAGCGATTACCGCAGACGCGATCGACATTTCAGCTAACTACGTTGGTCAGTCTTCAATCACGACCCTCGGAACAATCACCACTGGTACGTGGGACGCCACAACTGTAGCGGTTACTGCTGGTGGTACTGGTGTTGAGTCGTTTACTGACAACGGCGTTGTTTATGGTAACGGAACAAGCGCACTTGATGTAACTGGTGCTGGAACGGAACATCAGGTTCTCCGTGCAGGCTCTGGTGGGGTTCCCGCCTTTGGTGCTGTTGACCTTTCGCAGACCGCCGCGACAACCAATTCACTCTTAATCTCACGAGGCGGAACCAATGCTTCCACAGAAGCAACCGCACGAACAAACCTTGCCGCTGGTGGAACTCAGGGCGCTGGAGTAAGCACACCGGCACTTGCGCGCAAAGTTACAAAGGCTGTCGGCAACGGAGTAGATACTTCATTTACACTTGTTCACGCATTTAACACACGTGAAGTAATGGTTCAAGTGTACGATTCAGCTACCTACGACACAGTCATTACAGACGTTGTTCGTACCGATGCTAATACAGTTACAGTTGCATTCTCAGTTGCACCGACATCTAGCGCGTACACTGTTGTTGTGATAGGTTAAATTCATAGCACCTCGTGGGGTGCGAACTATAAAGAAAGAAACAGTTGA